CAATGTTTAAATTAAGAATTGCGCTACCTTCTTCGTTGGTAGTGATTGTTTTGATTATTTGAAATAAGAACCTTTTTTTCTTACTTCCAAGTTCCGTATAGTGATACGTTATCGTATTGCCTTCTGATGTCTTAAATAGGCGTTTACGGACGAATGCCGATAGTTGTCTTTCACTTCTAAATGTAATGTCTTTTGACTTTAGAATCTTTGCCAGTGCGTTCATCTCGAAGTCTGACACTTGTAGAGTGATGTCTGCTACCTGCTCCTGAGTTAATTCTGATTGTGTTGTTTCTTCATTCATATTACAAATGTAGTTAATTATTTGATTGATGCATAGTCAATTCATTAGGTTGAAACAATGAGAATTGCGCTCTATGGTTGTCAAGTCTTTTCTTTCCTGCTTCAAAATAATCTTTGTCTAGTTCGGAAAGTGTCAAATCAAAACCTAAATCGTGACAAGCTATTGCAATAGACATTGATCCTCCGTGCGTGTCTAGTATGTTGTCTCCTTGTTTGGCGTAGTTTGATAGAAGCCATTTGTATAATGCTATGGGTTTTTGAGTGGGGTGGATTCTGTCCTTTTGATTTGGATTCTGCTTAAAAATACGCGTACCACCTTTTCTTACCCAAGCATATTCACACTCGGCGAAGTCACGCCCATACATAGTTTCGCCCTTATCCCATATTGCAAAATATTGACTACAAGGCAAACTAAAATAATTACCGCCCCAAATTATTTGGTTTTTTGAAACTCTGTACAATTCATCAAAATAATCTTGACTTGGGACTTCCTTATCCCATTTTTTATCATCCTTATTAAACACGGAATTTCCCATATTCATTCCGTTTCTATCAATTCCATAAGGCGGATCAACAATAGCAAGTTCAAAATAATTGTCTGGATATCTTTTCATCATATCCATACAATCTTCATTATGCAATTCAATTTTACTCATTGTGTTTTTTGTGTTTGTGAGTACAATTATAGTAAATTGTTTGTCTGTTGTAGATTATTTAACAAAAAGAAAGAAAAGAAAGAAAGAAAAAAGGACAAAAAAGAAAGAAAGAAAACAAAGAAAAAAGTCCCCCTAAGAAAAAACTAACTTTGTTTTCAATGCATAAGTTGCTCGTTCCAAGCACTGGTGTTGTGCAAGTTTCGATGTTCGCGCATACCATCATCACTTGTATGCTTATGTTTCTTTTGTTGTTCTATATCTATCAAAAAGAAAGCCCCTAGCGGAATCTCTAGGGGCTAAGGTCAAAAGCTTTCAACTTTCGATTGCTTAACCCTTTCAATGGATTCCGACATTGGAAGGGTTAGCTTTAATACATCACAAAAATAAATCGAATCTTTACTCATTCAATATCGTTTCGCAATTTCGTTAATAAGTCTTTGATGCAAGGACTACACTTAGTTGGCTCAATATAGTGTCCAGTAGCCTTCGACGCATAATCATACAACTGCTTCAGCTGCTCCTGCGACACGTAGTCGGTATGGATGTCTTTAAGGAATGTTCTTATCTCATCCTTTTCGTCAAGTGTTAGGTTGCCAACGCTAGTCCATTTGTCAAGTGGACACTTTACATTTTTGAAAGCGGTCTTTAAAAACATATTGCAACCGCAGAGTTTGTGCTTCTTTTTGCGATAGGTCACTTCGCCACCGATTAACGGCTTACCACACCACAAGACTTTAGCTTCTCGTTGGCTAAATTTACACGCAGAACAAATAGCCCTACGCTCCTCAATAACTTTTGCCTGTGCGAACCACATACTTTTTTATTTTAGATTTGATATAGTTAATGTACTTATACATATATTCAACACTTACCCCTGCGATGTCTGCCCATTCCTTATAGTTAAAGTCATCTTCAAGATAAGCTTCAAACAAAATTCTTTCGTGGTCTGGAAGGCGAGAGAGTGCGATGTCCACATTCTCTATGCGGATACGGTCGTGCAGGTTAAACGATTCAAACTCGATTAATGTCTCACTAAATTCTACGGTGTCTAACTTATACACCTGCCTGAATGCTGATGTCTTGCTATTCCATCCGAGCCACATAGCCCTATTCAGATAGCTGAATAATTGATCGGGAGACAATTCGTCAATGCGATTCATTGAGTGGTCGAGAGCGTGCTCTATTGTGAAATGAAGTAACTCATCCCCATCATAACTATTCTTTGTCATCCGATTCGCGGACGATTTAAGCCTATTGTATATGATGGTTAGATTATTCATTTTAGATACGCATCTATCACTTGAATGGCTGCATCAAACCCTTTGCATATGTGAGCAGAATAACCTCGTTCTATGAGCCGCTTATTCCATTCCTTCTGTTCTGGTGATGCAACACCTTTCAATGTCTTGAGTTCGATGGCTAGACCGTTGTAACCGTTTCTTGACTCGTAGATGAATAGATCAGGAAAGCCTTTGACATATCCAGTCTGCTTCATTTTTACTGCCTGCTTATAAGAAGTTCGCACACCACCAGCACTTGCGCAATAAAGCGCAGTTGGATAAGCGTACTTGAGATAGTTGATTACGGCTTTTTGGACGGAATCTTCATACTCAGTAGTTTTTTTTCCTATGGGTTTCTTATTTAGTATCAAGCAGTTATACAGATTTTAACTTTTTTTAACAATTCTTTTTGCTCAAATATTTGCGCAATCGGAAAGTTGTAGTACATTTGTCAAACAAAACAAAGATACACAAATTAATAAACACACGACAATGACACACACAATCACAATCAATTCAAACTTTAGCGTTCAAGTAACTATTGAAAACGGATATGTAAGCGGTAAAGTAAATTATCACGGAACATCAAGAAATTTTTTATATGACAGTATTGAAAATGCTATTAGCAGCACTAACATTATTCCTTTAGAAAATTATTTGAAATCAATTTAATAATCAACAAACAATAAAACACACAACAATGAACACACCATTTCAACATTTCATCACACTTGCTCAGAGAGTTTTTGACAACGTAAGAGTTTACGAACCAATGAGCGACCCAACTAACACTATCAGCTGGATAAACACAAAACAAGAATCTAGCAGCCTAGTGTTTGGTAAATATCCAACTACTTGCAAAGTTCATTTAATAGTATTGGACGAACAAACAACTCAAGCGAATTGCGAGTTCAGTTGTCCGCTTGACTCGGACGAGTCAGAGTTTGACAGACTTTATGAAGTTTGGGTGGCGGGTGTAGATCAATTCCTTGAATCTGATTCCCCACTATTAATCGACAACCAAATCAAAAAACAATTAAGAAAATGACAACACGAAAATTCATCTGCGTTCAATCATCACACACACCAGTTGACCGATTGAACTACAACGAACAAAGCAATTACATTGCGGAAGCTACCAAGTCAACACCATACGACAGATTAAAGAAATCAATAATCGAAACACTTAAAGAGATATGATAGAGTTCACACCATACATCAACAAGGCAGAAATGCATGAAATTTCAAAACGCATCCGTGATGCTTTTGCCGAAGCACAAGCAGACGAAGTGCCGTACATAACAGACCAACAAATAGATTGGAATGGATGGGTAATTACATTCTCAGGCACAGTTGAAGACGGTGAGATTGACATCTCAGAACTAACCTTCTCACCTGCTTTCGCAGAACAAGCAAATGAAATAATTAACTTATAAACACAATACAATGATAGACACACTATTCGAACTACAACAACAAGTGATAGACGGCAGCGCAAACGCACTTGAAGCCTATATCAATCTTAAAAAACTAGAGAAGGCACTAGCATCTGTAATAGCTAACGTGCAGCCATACGCACTCGATGAAGCATCAAGATACGGCGAAAGAACCTTTGATAAGTTTGGTGCAAAGGTTGAACTCAAAAACGCTGCTTCGCGATGGGACTATTCAAACTGTATCCAAGTCAACCATCTGTCAGCAAAGCTTAAGACGATGCAGGAACTCGCACAACTAGCCAACAACTCAACGATGTTTGATGAAGATGGTTTGCAGATTGAACCTGCAAAGAAAGTAGAAGGAAAATCAACTATATCAGTAACAATTAAATAAATAAAAGCAAATGGCAATTTTAGCAGAAAACAATGGCGGTGGAAATTTCGAAAGAGAATTGATCCCTGCAGGACTTCAAGTGGCACGATGCTACTCAATGATTGAAATTGGGTCAGTCGCAGAAACGTGGGAAGGTCAAAGTAAAGTGAGCAAGAAAGTTCGTCTAAGCTTTGAACTACCAAACGAACTCAGAACATTCAAGCCTGAGAACGGTGAGCAGCCGATGTCTATCAGCAAGACATTCACTTTATCAATGCACGAGAAAGCAGGACTTCGCAAGTTTTTGGAGAACTGGAGAGGCAAGACCTTTACAGAAGATGAAGCAAAGCGATTCGATGTGTCAAACCTTTTGGGTGCGGCAGGTATGATAACTGTCACTCACACGGTAAAGGAAGGCAAGACCTACTCAAACATTGCAGCGATTGCGCCCGTGATGAAAGGAATGACTTGTCCCGATCAATTCAATTCAAGTAAGATATTGAGTTACGACAACTTTAACTTTGAATTGTTTAATGAACTGCCGAAGTTCTTGCAAGACCAAATGGCTGCCACTCCAGAGTACGGAAAGATTCAGGCAGAACTTGCCGCGAAGTCAAGAACAGTTCAACCTATTAAACCACAAGAAGACCCCCGACCTAATGACACAGAAGACTACTCAGATTTGCCTTTCTGATTTTAGGGTGTTTGTGAAGCAAAACTTTAAGAGCGTGTCGAACTTCGGCACGTTTCTTAAGGTCTGCCGAAACACCGCCACGCATTACGCGAATCAACCCCAACAGATGTCAGCACTTCAGATAATGAAAGTCGCTGCGCATACTGGCACTAACATTAACGAACTAATACAATTAATTGAAAATGAGTATAGACATAAACACACTTCTACCGATGGTGAAGGATGCGAATAAGCAGGAGTTCATTGAGTTAATAATCGCTCAGAACAAGTCGCGCGACCACTCAACCGTAGACGATATCGAACTATCCAAGTTCATATCCGCCATCTGCGAATGGTCACAGTGTTATCACAGTATTGGAATGAAAGAAATCCAAAGTAAGAGCAGGTTGCAGGACATCGTTTACATAAGACACATTGCCCTTTACTGTATTCAAATGGAATTCTCGCAGCGAATGACGCTAACAAGATTAGCCGCGATTTTTAACCGCCACCACGCATCGGTAATCCACGCGACGAAACGATGCTCTAACACTTTAGGCTATGACAAGAAGTTAAACCAAATGTTAATTAGTCTAAATGAGTATCTGAACCTAAGAGGGTTCACTACTTTAGCCAAGATTTCACAAACACTGCAACAACCTAAATAATTTCACGAACAATGAAACAACACACACTGGCAGTTCAATGCTGCATTAAAGAGATTCTTGACAGAAAAGAAATCGGAAAGCTACATCCGTCTGCTGAATTAATTACTGAGGTCTGTGAAAAGTATGGACTAAGTGAAGACTACATTATAAAGATTGGCGAATTTCCAAAACGATGAAGGAATAAAACATCAACAACAATAAAAACACAACACAATGACGGCAAAAGACTTCTTTTATAAAAACGCGAAAGCGACCTATCAGGACTGCATCTCACCTGATGAATGTATCAAGCTAATGAATGAATACAACAAGCACATCGTTGGCGAGTTCGTTGCCCCATCTATGGAAGATGTGGTTTCATTCTTTCAGCAGAAGACGGGCGGTAGTCAATCGGATGGCATTACATTCGCGTCCAAGTTCATTGCTCACTACGAGCTGAAAGACTGGAAGTATGGCAATAAGAAATTGAAAGACTGGAGACGAGCAGCCGTGGCAGCTTGGGATATGAGTAAGTTTGTAACCACTAAAACGATCAATAATGGAACATTTGGAAAAGGCACAAGTAGCGAGGGGCTTCAATCACTCCTTGACCAATTTAAGTAAGGTAGCCAACGTTGACTTTAGAAAGATAATCGCAGCCAAAGAAGCACCACTAGTCGCATTGATTAGTGGTAAGGACTTCGCGGTTGAGTACTATGCGCAGCTTGTCTTTCACGGCATACCGCAGCCTGATAGAATCGAACCAATACAACAACTTCACTCGTTTGTTTCAGATAACTTCGCCTGGTGTACAACGGTTGATTTCAAGTTGGCCTTTGAGTTTAACGCAGCGAGTAAGTTGGCTAACAAGTTGACATCATTCAAATCATTTGATGCGACTTATGTCGGTAGTGTGCTAAGCGAATACTACCAGCTGCGGATGGACGCAATGAAGAAATGGAATGAGGTTAATGTCAACTACATTGAACCTGCACGACAACTTGAATCAGCTAATGATTCAATCAGTTGGTTCAATGAAGCTTTAAATAAAGACATTGAAAACGCGAAACAAGGTAACTTTATGGCAGCGGAATTGATGGGGTTTGTGATGTTAGAGAACTTGTACAAAAGTGGTCTAGTTACTGATGACTATTGGACGGATGACGAGTGGATAGGATTCAAGCAGAGGGCGAAACGACTCGTTCACGATCAACAAGAGATAGGCAAGACCAAGCTTCAAAGAATAATGAATAACCCCCGACTGAAGGAGCAGTATACGAATAGTATTGCAAGAGAAATGAAGGTTATGATGTACTTGAATTATTTAACAAAAAACAAATAGCAATGACTACACTAGAAAGATGTGAATTGGCAAAAGAAAAAGGTTTTACTTACTGTCCAGTAAGCGGAGAAATTAGAGGTGTGTATGGTAAAGTAATTAGGAAAAAAATTTATGGATATACTTTTGTTCAATTACGTTATCAAAGTAAACGTTTTTTTATAGGTGGTCACAGACTTGCTTGGTATCTGCATTATGGACATTTGCCCGTTAATTCAATTGACCATATAGATGGCAATCCTAGTAATAACAAAATTGATAATTTACGTGATGTAACGCATCAACAAAATATGTGGAATCGAAGAACTGCTAAAGGTTACACTTGGATGGAAAAAAGAAGCAAGTTTAAAGTTAAAATAGAGGTTAATGGGAAATCTAAGCATATCGGATACTTTCACACCGAACAAGAAGCACGAAACGCATATCTAAAAGCGAAAGAAATTTACCACGTTATAAATCACTAATTTTACCAAATGTACACACCCCAATACACTACTCGCCAAGATGAAGCATTGACTTTGTTATCGCCTAAAGACCTGATAACAGAAACAGTGTTGTATGGCGGAAGTGCAGGTGGTGGCAAAACATTTCTTGGGTGTTCTTGGCAGATTAATCGCAGATTAAAATATGCAAACACCAGAGGATTGATAGGTCGTGCAGAATTAAAGCGACTTCGACAGTCAACGATGGCTACCTTTTGGACGATTGCTAATCAGATGGGACTTCGCCCTGGCACTCACTACACCTACAACGGTCAAGACCACGTCATCAAGTTCTACAACGGGTCTCAAATTGTCTTGATGGACTTAGGCTTTATGCCTAGTGACCCTGAATTTAGTAGACTTGGTTCGATTGAAATTACAGACTATTTTGTGGATGAGGTCGCTGAAGTTTCTCAACGGGCAATCGATATACTAGATTCTCGTGTGCGTTATAACTTAATCAATGGTGTTCCGAAAGGATTACTCTCCTGCAACCCAACTAAAGGGTGGTTATACGCTGACTACTTCGACGCTGCACGAAATGGAACGCTGCGAGAGGACAGAGCATTCATCAAGGCATTGCCGACAGACAATCCGAATCTTGAACCTGCCTACCTTGAGAAGTTGTCACGCCTTCCAGAGATTGACCGTAAAAGACTTTTAGATGGTGATTGGGACTATGATGAGAGCAACGATAGACTTTACTACTACGATGACTTGTTGAGATGTTTTAGAAACGAATTGATAGGCACTACCGCTTACATTACTGCCGACATCGCAGCACTCGGTAATGATAAAACAATTATTGGTCTGTGGTCGGGAATGTCGCTAGTCGATGTGTTTATGATGGAGCATAAGTATCCAAACGAGGTCGCAGAATTTATCCGTAATTTAGCAAAGGAAAGAAACGTGAAGCTTTCAAATATTGTGGTTGATGCTGACGGATTAGGTATCGGAGTAGTTGGTATTTTAAAGTGTCAATCATTCAACAATGGTGGTCGTGCGATAGATAGCGAAACCTATATGAACTTGAAAGCGGAGTGCTACTTTAAAATGGGCGAGTATATTAACGCAAACAAGTTGACCATTGCCGCTGACAAGTACAAGACTGAAATAATTAAGCATTTAGAAGTTGTGAGAATTGCTCATATTGATCGTGAGAGAAAGAAGGCCGTTACCAGTAAAGAAGAAATCAAAAAGAAACACGGCTTCTCCCCCGACTTCGCAGATATGATGATGATGAGAATGTACTTTGAACTGTATCCGAATTACGGCAGGTACGCTATAAGATAGTAATTAATTAAACAAATAAACAAAATGATTTTAGACAAAAGTATTACTGGCATTCCCACTCAAATGTGGGACGAGCTAAAGTATTTCGTTCTTGATGGGCGAAATGTAAATGAACTGAGGTTGAATCGTCAGTTGGTAAAAGAAACTTTGAAAGTTCCGAACCCAAAATGGGCAGGAAGATACCTGACGCAAACCAAGTACGTTTGGAAAGATGGTTTCTTGCCTACTTCAAACTTTGTGTTTTCGCCTTCTTACCTGCTCAATCTTGTTTCAATGTACATCAATGACTTCGGTTATGTTGTGACGGGCAAGAATGAGAATGGACACTGGCAGTTGTATCGTTCGGAACTTTCTTGGCAGTTGCCCGATGGGACAACTCACACGGAAAGTGAGAAGTTAATCACGATCGTGATAGACGGTACTGACGTGATGTTTGATGACTTCGAGAATAAGAATCAATGGTCTTTTGATTGGATTGTGAACGGTAAGAAAACAGTTTTGACCTATGATGTTGGCGAGATTGCTGACATTATGAAAGTGAATGAGGATACCGTTCTAGCGTTCCAGAATGACTACTTCACGGGAGAATTTAAAACACCCGATACGCACATCACTAACATCTTTCCTGCTCTAGAATGGGACGGTAACTTGCTTCGCGGTTCATTCTTTGTGAATGAAACAGAGTGGAGTGAGTTCAACTACTCACAACTACGCACCTGCTATGGTACGGCACAAGGTGATTTCAGAATCACTTGGACTTTGTATAACGGATGCGACCGCCCTGCTAACGCTATCGATGCAGATAGTATGGGTAACTTTGGCGAGTGTTGGAAGTCTGCGTATCTGACAAAAGAAAATGCGGATTCATTTATTCTTGATGTAGATTCACTAGCTGATGTTGACTATTCGAAACCTGCTCACATCAAGTTTACAGTTCACTTTTTGCCGCTTACTGGTAAAGAATTCCGACTTGAAGCTTATGCTAATTTGAATACAAAGAAAATTAGTTTAACACCTTTCGCTTAATTAGTAAGTGGGCGTGATTAAGTTTGCGCCCACTTTTTTTAACTTAACACAATGATTGAAAATATAAACAATAGACAACTGGCACTACAATGTGCTACTGAAATAGTTAAAGCACAAATTACATCAGAACAAATTAATTATGATGATGTATTTGAAATGGCAAATCATATGTTTCACTTTCTTGAAGATATTAAATATAAAAAAATAAGCAATGAGAAAAATAAATGAAACACACCTTGTCATATTAGTATCAGTTATCCTATTAACTGTTTTCTTCATCTTGCTTTCAAATCGAAAGCGTGAAGATTCGTCACCACTTGAAATCGAAATAGAGAAACTCCAAAAGAAAATAGACAAACAAGATAGAATGATTCACGATGCGCTTATTGACATCAAAATGATGCGCGATACAGTCTATTTCTACGAATCCAAAAAGCCCATAATCACTAACAATTATTTCAAAAATGAGAAAGTTACACTTACTTCTAACGATAGTATTAATGCTATCATTCGTGAATCAAATCAACGCGAGTTCGAGCGCAGATACTTTAAAGGTAGATACGCTCCAATTAAATAAAGACCAAGCATTTAACCTTTGCTACTATTCGCTTGAATATTGGTGGGAGTACGCGAAGCTTCAAGATTCAATAATGATTCAGAAGGATTCAATGTTGAAGAAGTACGTTGATATTACGGGCATACAAGCCCAGAAGCAAGACGATATCGAAAGCATCTACAACCTAAAGAAGCAAATTGAGATTGACGAGCAGAACAAGAAGATGAGTGATGAAATTGATCGTAAAAAGAAATGGCGAAAGCGGACATTTATCGTGTCTGCAATCGCCATTCTGGAAGGTGTGATAATTTATCTTATCGTATCAATTTAACCCCATCAACTGCTCATTCTCACTTATCAATTCGAAGTCGTAAAAGTAGGCTTCGCTGCCTTCCATTGATACAATGTATATTATCATTCCTTTGCGGATGATAAAGCCAGTTACAAAGCGTAACCGACTGTCAACATCTGACCGACAGTAGACAATATCGCCTATCCGATAGCGCACTTTGAGATTCAAATCTATCATCATAAGATTTTTCCTTCGTGTATTCTGAAATTCTGCACGTTGAAACCTTCACTACCACGCTTTGTGATGATTGCAAACCCGTGATTGTACTTTGCAAATGGTGCGTATTCAGGTGTTAATTCACTCAAGCACCCAACACTCCAGCACGTTGTCAACTTTCCGTTAATATCCTTCTCAGTATGCTCAGATGTTTGGTGAGAGTGTCCACAAATTGCGCTTGATTTAGCCCTCATATAAAGACCTCGTGCAACGTTAACGGGCGAGAATGTTGACTTGCCAAATTCGTGACCGTGTACCACCGCTAAAGAGTTAATACGTGCCAACTGTTTACCGTGAATGATATCGATTCCAAACTTGTCAAAGCCTAACAAGTTACTCAACTCGAAATCTTCAATGCCATCTAGCGCACTTGCGTTCTTTCTGATGTATCTCTCGTAGCGTTCCTCGTGGTTACCCATCTTAGCGTATATTCTTGCCTTTGGAAACTTGAAACGCAGGAATGAAAAGAATTGTTTTGTGAGTTGAATCTCTGATCTAAATGAACGCTTTGTTCTGTCCTTCTCAAAACTACTTATCTCGTAGCAATCGATAAAGTCACCGCCCAAAAGAATCGTATCGCAGTTCTGCTTCACTCCGTAGTCAATAGCAAGATGCAAAGCTTTAATGTCGTGATAGGGAATATGAACATCAAACAAGGCAAGAACCTTTCTACCTTCAATATCGATAATACTTTTTTCTTTTGTCTCTGACTTGGGCAAGTGATGCGCCACTGGTATTGACTCATCAAACTTCTTCGGGTTGTTTTTGTTGGTAACGTGTCTGTGATACTTCGAAGCAATGTTGCCTAGAGTAGTGTTGTACTTCTTGGCTAATCTTCTTTTGAAGTCTGTAATCTTTTCGCCTTCAAGTTGAATTTCAATCTTAAAAACTTCTTCCCATTTTGGAGTGTTAGTCATTGTGTAATTATTAAGTAAGTAAAAAAGAAAAGGGACAACTGCCCCTTTAGATATTTTTATATTCTGATTTCGCGTCGAATGATGGACAAGCCTTTGCCACATTTGGAAAGTCTTTATGCCCTTGAATTATCGCATTTGGAAACATTGTCTTCAATGCTTTTAATCTTGTCAGCAGTTGGCGTTTCTGAGCATCCGTTCTGTTATCTGCTGCCTTCCCTAACTTGTTCACGCCACCGATATAACACACGTTTATAATTGACTTATTCCAACCTTTCACACCATTCGAAGATTGAGCGATTGTGAGTAGTTGTGTCTCTTTGCCATCTGCTTCAATGATGTAATGATAACCAGGGGACTTCCATCCGAGATTCTGCTTCCAATATCTTTGGATTGCTTCGACTTTTGCATCTTGTCCCGTAGCACTGCAATGAACTACTATGTGTGTTATTGTTCTCATTCGTTGTCTATTTGAAATTGTCCTTTTTCATCAAATGATTGTAACCTTTTCAGTATCCACTTAGGTAGCAAATCAGGTTTAATTGCTCCGATATTTTCAACGATACTAATTGCTTCACGAACTAAAAGAGCCGCATAGCATAGTTCTTCTACCCACAAAAATAGTGACTTAGTTAATTCGTTAGTACTGAAATTTGTGAGATTGTGAACAACTATCAAGAAAAAAGCATACAATACACTCTTGATAACCATTCCACCGAACCTTGAACTGCTAAGAACACTATACTTCCAAGCCTTCCAAATGCCTAGCATAGTGTCTATCGCAATCATTATGACCAGATAGATTAAGAATGACCAATCATCAAAGAAATAAGTATTGAAAAACGCTGCCAAGCTAGACCAACTGATAGCAATCAATAGCGGCATTTTCATTTTAAGTAAATCAAGATATGGATAAAATATGGATAGCGAATCATCTCTCATAACACGTCAATTTTTCTTTTTGTCTGCTATGAATTTTTTTAGTTTAGCTTCAACTTCCTTGCGGATAGCCTTACCTCTTTTCTTTTTATCGCCACCACTTGCAGTCGTAGTTGTTATCATATGGGAAATTTTTTCTAGTAGATACTGAGTTGCCCGTGCTGAATACCATCTTGCCCCTGCCGTAAACATTCTTGACTGGAGTGGTATCAGGGAAGGTGTTAGATGAATATTCAGGGAATGAATTGTTATTGTGACACAGATAGTCAACCATCTTTTTAGTGTAGTGCAAAGCCTTTCCTCTCGCATCGTCTATTAATCTATCAAGTTCACTTTGTGCTATAACTTCTGAATCTTCTGAGGTGCGTTTAACCAACGATCCATTGTCTTGACGGTAGTACATAGCAGGTAATAGCTCGACCATCACGAACCATACTAACGCCTTGCGTATGTAATCGTTACGAAGTGTCAAGTACACACCCGTTATCGATGCGTCTGCGCTATCATCTTTGATTTTCTCCCACAAGTCAGTACCTAAATACTGCTCGATGTGTAAGTCTTGCGCTAGATAGATAGCCGCATAGATGCGATTAGAATCAACCGCCCCGTTTACGTTGGTGTACTTCTTAACGTAGTTCTCGTCTATGATACAAATCTCTGCCATTAGTCTATGTTTTTAAGTGAGCCGCGATTAGGTGTGTTTATTGGTCTTATTGATTCTTTGCCTTTTGGCTTCAAGAAATCTAGTCCGCTATCCTTTACACGCTCGTCATTTTTAAGTCCGTTGTTTGGTAAAAATTTACCGTCTTTTCTTTTTCTAAAGTAGATTCTTCTGAGCCACGAATGATGGCAGTATGCGCCACCTTTCCAAGTGAATATGTCGTAGGTCTGTTGTCCTTCTGCTGCAAATTCACCATTCACTCCGTTGCTACTCATATCTGCGATATCCTCATATCTAAACACTCTACCTTTTGAACTATCTCCTACCATCTGTTTGCAGAACCTACGAGAGTTAGCACTAATGTTCTCAGAGTATTTGTAACGTAGTTTATACAAACCACTATCTCCCCATTCACTCGCCTCATTCGCATTTGCATAAGAACCATAAGCCATATTTACATTCTTCAGTCCTTTGAAATATTCGAGTTCGTCAGCACTACCTCCTGCTTCTTCTTCGCTCATCAACTCCCATTCTTCTTCATCTATTATCTCACCACGTTGAGATAATTTATCAAGCCATTTATCTTCTTCTTCAATCGTGAACTCTGGTGCTTCCTTCGTGCAGCAAACTTCAGTTGCTACTTTTTTTTTTAGTTGAACCGATAACTCTGCCGCTATTGGATTGAAAAAAGATGTTACAATTTCACTTGGCAATCCTATAAATTCAGTTAAGAAGATAGACGCTTGTTGTTCTGTCAACTTACCTTCCTGCACCTTTGCGATAATGTCAATAGCTGACATCATTTTAGTATTATCTACACCTATTTCAGCGTCTGTCTGTTCTTGATTATTACCTACAATGATAACCGCACTCGATGAGTTAGCCGCTTGTAGTATTTCTTCAACTGAATCCGTGATAAGTCTTTGTGATGGTTGGATAACCTGCTCATCAAATATCTTAAGAGCCGTTTCCATTTCATCTTTATTGCTACCTAGTCCACCGCCCTCACGAATACCAAAAAGAAGTGGAGAAGTGACACGGTGTGCAATCATTATGTGACGAGTGCAAGTGTCCTCTAGATATTGATATTGTTTGTCTGCGTCTGTGATTGGAAATGGAGTGAACTCCGCTGCTCTATCTCTGTTCTCATTGAACATAAGAATGAACTTACCTGCGTTGACCGCTCCGCTAATATTTCTTTCAATGTCATTGCGTACAATGTCCATTTCTTCCTGCGTCTCTGGTACTCCATTGTTCATTGAGACAACCATCGACGGAAACAATCCGTTCTGAATATTGTTAACGTGAAAGAGTGCTATCTGTCTGCTCAACTCGATGTAGTTAAGTGACGAAATGTAGTCAGGCTTTCCGTAATAGTTAGCCGTCGAACTGTTTTTGAAACAGAAGTACGCTTGTCTAGGACTGTCTTTTTTGGTAGATTCTGAATACAAAGGAATGAATCTAGGTGCGTTTCTTTTGCGCTTCAAGTTTGCCCAATCGTTCGAATACCATACACCGTTTATATCACCATTCTCGCGGTTGATTCCGATTCTGCAATTCTCAAAAGGCAAATGTTCAACAGATGACAACTCACCGCCCAATGTCCACAACACCTGCCAGAAGAAACCACCGTGCAGTTCTAGATCAATAGCAGTATTGTCTGTCAACCTATCAAATCCAAGTGACTTGATAAGGGAAGCAGTACCAACATCTTTCGAAGTGATGCCCTTGCCCGCAATCATTTGAGAGATTGAACGTATTAACGAACCGTGTACTGGCGATTGGTCTGCAAGTTCGATGCAGTATTGTGGGAATCCGTTTCTATCGCCATAGTCAACCCATCCTTTTGAGGATTCCTTTTCATCACTTGACACTTGCGTGTAGTTAGATGAAAGCTTGATTGATGTGGTGTTATTAATCAATGATGATATCATTTGCTGATGTTGTTTCAACGACATCGAAGTATGTGCCGCCATCTGTAAGTTCTAAATATCCAATCTCCACTATGCCTACTACGGAAGCATCTTCTTCATCTGTATTTGTGGACGAATTTTGTCCATAAACGATATACCGATACCTTCCTGCTTGAGTGAGTGTAACAGTTGTAACTACGATTCGAGTGTATCCGCTACCGTCTGTAACGATAGTGGGAACTTGATTCAACTTGTCACCAGTCTCGCTATTTTCTTCTCTAATAATCGAGAGCATATAATGCGTAAAGTCAGGCAATGTATAACGCCCTTCGTAAAGTGACAGATACAATGTCTGACTTGCAGTATTCGGTAAAAGATATACCATATAAGAACAATATAAAATAGTGGGTAAATCTTCCAACTTACCCACTATTAGTTAAGAATTAGTTAGTGTCTACTGTGACAGTACCGAATGTGGCATTGTCAAAAGGAACGGTAGTATAACTCTCCAAACGAGGAGCGCGATACTTATCCTCAGCAGTCAAGACCAAAGTGTAACCGTTCAAGTCACCTTTAGCCGCACCCGTTGCGCCATTTCCACCGCTAACAAGTACACCTTCCTGCGCACCAATCATCCAAATATTTTCGTTAGCATCTTCAACAAAAACTATCCAACGACCATAAGCCATATTTTGAAGTTCTTTCTGCTTGGTCTGCGTCAATTCTTTCAACGATGCATTGATAGTTGATGTCCAAAACACAGAACCCGTATCAAGGTTTGCAGTTGTTTCTTCAACCCAATTTCCCGTGTTACGGTGTGGTACATATTTGTAGACAGTCATTGTAGGCAACACCTCAACTTGACCGCTAGTAGCATCGTAAGCAACACCTGCTACTACTGTATCCCATTCAGCAAAATAAAGAGCCTTTACCCCACCGATTGTATCATTACATCCAAGACCAAATCCTCTAGTTAAATTACACATAGTATTTTTTTTTTAATAAAAAAACGGATGGGTGTTTAACGCCCACCCGTTCTTTAAGTTTATAATTTCAATTATGGATTAACGTATCCCAAAGAGATATCTGCACCGAATCCGATAGCAGTACCTGCACGGTAACGCATTGCAATACGCACGTTGTCTGAACCGTCAGTCATTGACATATCAATCACTTTCGCCTCGTTCAAGTCGCTCAATAGATCAGTACCAAAGAACAAATTGTCAGCTTCAGCAGCAACCATTGTTGAGTCTGGAATACCTGGGCAAACATAGATTTCATATCCATCAACTAGCACTGGTGCTTCACCCGTTGCATTGTATGTGAACTGATAGCCAAGTGTGTTGATTGCTTGACGGTAGAACTGAGCAGTCTTACGGTTAACATAAAGCTTAACAGTATCTGTCTTGCCAATCAATGTAGATGGTAGAGCAGCCAATACTGATTGCATTTGCGCGATAACGTTTGACGCAGAAGTAGCAGCAGAGAAGTCAACATCAGGAGTACCTGATTTCGCGTTGTCAATTGTGCGAAGAAGACCCGTGAAAGCAGTGTAAGTTGGTGTTGCATTTGAAGACGCAGCATCAAAGTTACCCTGCCACAAATTAAACTCGATAGCCTCTCCAACTTTTGCAGCGATGTGAGCCAACATAAAGTCAGCGAACTCAACTGGCACTTGGTCATTGATGAAACCTGCACCCGTGTTGTAAGCTTCCCAATCTTGAACGAATTGCTTTTTGCAAAGCTCAACGTTTGTGTTCAAGTCAGTAGTTGTAAGTGTAGTTTCCGCTAGAGTAACAGAACCTGCGACTGTGAAATCACAAGTAGCAGCAACAACCAATCCACTTGATGAAAGTTTCTTGATAACCGCTTTGTACTTTACGTTTTCTTTGATAGCGATGTAGCCGTTAGCTAGAGTATCGCCCGATAGAATAGCAGCTTGGATGTATGGTAGTGCTAACGCACCTGCATACGACGAACTGCTAATAGTTAATGATGTAGCCATTTCTTATTATTTTTTTAGTGACATAATCTTGTTTAGGATTCTGTCGTTTTTAGTTTGTTTTTTTGAAAAATTTACTGCTGAGATTTCAGCCGCAGGTGTTTCATCTTTGATAGATACTGCCGCTGCTTTTCTTGACAATTCAGTAGCCTTAGCAGTTGCGATAGTCAAGTCAGTTTTCACTGCGCTTAATTCTTCTGTAACTGCTGACAACTGCGTGTCACGTTCTGCTAGTTGATTCTTGATAGATGTCAACTGCTCATCCATTGCTGCGATAACCGCTGCGATGTCTGCACTCATTTCTTCTTCTGCTACTTCCGCTTCTTTCATTTCAGTAATGAAGCCGCCAACAGTAACTATAACTGAACCGTTGTCAAGCGTATGCTCTCCGTCTGGTGCAGGTTGTGGGTTACCTTCAGCATCGATAACGTAAAGTTCTGCTCCTACTTCAAACGAGTCACTAGGTGTTGCTACCAAAGTACCATCTGCAAGAGTTCCCTCCATCGACATCTTAACTTCAACTACTTCAGAAAGCGAAATGCCTTTGATGTTGTGCTTCTTCAAGATAGCACTCAATGTTTCTATTACTTTCATTTTGTATATTGATTTACGCTAGATAATATATCGAGCGAAAACCATTAGACAAATATTTATTAACAGTAAAAGAAAAGCCCGTCACTCATTAGCAACGGGCTTCCCTAACCTTAACAAAAACACATTAACACAATGAACACAAAACACAATAATCTTATAGCGAAGATAGGTAGTTATCTATTTCATTCGCCCAATTTTCTCTTATTTCTCCACGTGACATTTCAACACCCACCTCGTTGAAGAATCCTTCAATCGAGAATCCTTTAATCTTGCCTTCTTTCACTTGCTGCCAAACTTCTTCATTGTCAACTTTAACACCAACGAACCAAGTACCAACTGGCAATTCAAAACCAAGTGCTACCGACTTGTCACTATCGCCTTCTTTCAACCACGATTCAACAACTGTCAATCCAGTCACGGCAAAAGTATGTTCTACTGTGTGGTTGTGTTGCAGATTCTTTAGCAAGAAATTGTGCGCTACCTTCTCAATTAGTTTAGAAGTGAACTGTGCGTAGTATGGAGTGCCGTCACCATCTTCACGATAGATCAATTTATCGGGAATCAATGCCGCACCGTACACCATCTTGCGCTCCTCTTGGATATCAGATAGCTTTACTTTCTTCTCTTTGGAGAGCGCGATAAAGTCTACTTCAATAGCAGGAAATTCAACTAGTGAAATTGCTTGGACACCTAAGAATCCTTCCTCGTCGATGTCGTATTGTCTTACTTCTTTTTTCATATTATAAAACTGTTTGGTCTTTAACTTTTTGGTTTGCTTCCATTGCAGATGACACGTTGCTCGATAGCACGTATGCTTGAACTGCTCCCGTCTGCGCTGGTCTATTATTTAGAAACGATGTGTTGAGTGGATTGAACGCAGGTGTGACACTTGTCATTGAACTACCACCACCACCACCACCAAGTGAACCGCCGCCGCTACTCATTGAACCGCCTCCACCTCCACCGCCACCTCCACCTCCAAATTGAGTTTTAGAAATCTTCGCTACGTTAGCAAGACCTGCCACGAGTGCAATACCTGCTTTAATATAAGTTGTTCCCGTAATTGCACTTTGCGGAACGGCAAGTTGAGCGTTAACCGCTTGATACGTTGACATAATTGCCTGAGCAAGTGATAAGGCTTTGTTTATTTGGAACGCTCTTTTAGCTGACTTCTCAGAACCATTAGCGAAAGCATCATTCAACGCCATCAATGAACCAACCGCATCCGAAGCTAATTGTACTTGCGTTGCATATTTTTCTTTTTGTAATAGCTTATTGGCTTCAACTTCTTCTCTTGATAGTTTAAGTTGTATTCCGTTCCATTGTTTAAGCGCAGGTTCTAATGTTTTTAAACCTGCTGAAAACGACTGAATTTGTGCTTCGTTTTTGTTTTCTAAAAAAGTATTCAGTTCATTTCTTGACCACTCATAGTATTTTTCATCTTCTTTTTTCTGCGCTTCTTTTTCGGCTTTTGTGGTTTCTACATTTTTATCTTTAGCCGCCTTTGATTTGGCTGCGTCTTCTTTATTAAACTTGTCAGTGATTTGTCCCTTCTTAACAAAGTACGCATCATTTGCAGCTTCTAACGCTCGTTCGTTATCTCCTGCCATAGTCAACTGTTTGGCAAACCATTCGTCCAAACTTTGTAACTCAATTTGTCTTGCGCTTAACTTTGATTGATAAATAGTCTTTTCATTTTCAAGAATCATTCGGTTGAGATTCATCATCTCATTGACTGCTTGAATCTCATAATCTACTCTCTGTTGAGAATACTTTTTTCTTAACTCATCAAGTTGTTTTTCCTGCTCATCACTCAAGCCGTAAGCTTGTCTTTCCATCCACATCAAGTTGTCAATCTTATCCTTTGTATCCTTGATGTCTTCCTTCATACTCTTTCGCTTCAAGTCGGATAACGCCTTTTCGTTACCTGCCGCCTCAGCCATTCTCAGTCTTTCAAGATTATGCCTTTGCTCGTTTGACGCATCAATAGATTTGTTGGCTTCATCGACATCGTTTCGTTGATCGTCAAGTAAAGCTTTAACCGCCATACCTATGGCAGCAATAGCAGCGACGAGTAAGAATATTGGATTGGTCAACAATGCCGTACCAAGTGCTTTCAATGCACCGCCAAAATCTTTTATTCCGCTAATCGCACCTTTAAAACTTACGTTACCCACCTGCCCTGCAAGTCCTTTTACGGAACTTGTGACACCTTCAAAGTCAAGATTGAAAAGCCTATCCTTTAATAGGTTGGCATTATTGCTAAGACGCTCGAATGCAGAACCTGCGTTGGCGTTCATAGCTTCCGAAGCATCGTTTATCTGGTCTTTAACTTGACCAGCTTGTAGTGCTAACTCTTGAAACTTTGCCGTATTTGGGTCAAGTGTAGCAAGTTCTTGTTTGAGCGCACGAAGTTGTTTCGTCAAACTTTCTATTGCCACACCTGCTGCTGCTGCTTCTGCCATTATATTACTGCTTTAATGATAATATAAACAATCACTAGAATTGGACAAAGTTGTAGTGTCCATTTCAGCGCATTGAACTTCGCTTTACTTTTTAAGTGGTGCTTTCCTTCCGCTACTTTTGAGCAGTCAGTTTCTCCACTTATTCCTTGCTTGTGCATCTCAAACATAATGTTCAAGTTGTCGTGCAGTTGGTCTATTCTTATCATTTGATTTGTGTGTATTTTAGTATCGCGCTTATCTCAACAGTGTATGGATAACCACTACCACCACTCATTCCGATTTGAAGTCTATGTTCTGCCGTGTTTGTTGATACATCAACCGAACCTGCAAGTGTATTCAAGCTTCCAACCTGCGTT